TAACTTCGTAGATGTTAGATCTCGCCATTTCGAAATCGTTTTTAGCACTATCATCGTGAGCCTTTGCTTTAATAAGCTCAACAGCGTTTAATGTATTCTCAAAAGGAGAAACGTTTAATGCCTTACCGATAGGATCTTTATCATCATCATTCATAGATTATAACTCATCTTGATTTAGTATTCGAGTAATATACCCAAAATCATCATTAACATCAATCTCTGTGTACGCAACCGTTAAGCTTATATTAGAAGTTGGTTTGCCATTTGCGGTCAATCCAGGCTGCACTGTAACCCTTTCAGAAACACCCGTATTACCAACAGCCGAACGTAATTGGCCATCTTCTACTTTAGGTTTATATAAATTAGTCTCAACGAATTTAATGATATTTGATTTCTTTACAGGCCCATACAGATAACCTTTCAGGGTTAATTGCAGTTCCCAAATAATCGCCCTTCTCTTTTTATAATCACCATCATAAGAATCGGAATAGCTTATCCTATTAAGAATAATAGGAATGTCCATTGTCACGCTCATCTCTGGGATTAAGTTAACAGTAGTTGTCCAGTCTGGCGTAAAGAACGGCAAAACTTGTTCAATAATTTTTGTTCCATCTTCAGTGTTCTTGGCGTAAACGTAAACCGAGAAATTTATATTGTAAGGAACTGGATTGTATTGGTATTTTAACTTGTTGTTATTGGTGTCGTTTGTTGCTATTCTTCCAATAGTATTAAGTTTTCGATCCCCGTCGTAGGACATATTTGTCATTTCAAAAGAAATCAACGGTAAAGGGGTCACTGCAGTTTCTAATTGGATATCAGGGTCGCCTAAAACACGAGCAAGCATTTTATCTTTGGCGGCGTATGTAATCGGAACCTTGATAAGCGCAGTCTGATTACCGCTGCTATCTGTTCTGGAAATATTAATATTGTTAAATAACGTTCCAGTTAGAATTACATATTTTCTAATCAAGCTATAGTAAAATGGGTTACTAAACATTTTATAGATTTCCTTCGCTGAAAGGATCAAACGCAGTAAAGTCTATAAACTGATCTGATTCATTTTGAATTTCTTCGTTCATAATGTTCAAGTTCCCCGAAGCATTATGCGGTAGATCGCCTAATTTTGAGTCTTCCATTAATATTAGATCGCCGTTCTCGTCTAGTATTAGGTCGCCATTAAAATCAAGCAACGCGAAGCTATACATGTTGGTGTCGTATTTAACTTGAAGAACGTCAATTTCTGGAATACCAGTATTGAGGGTTTCACCAGAGTATTCGAATAATTCGCAAGTCAATTCCCAAGTGTATAGCTTACCTAATGGGTAAAACATTTCATGTTGGTTGACATATTTAATTTGGAAACATTTTCTATTAAGTGGGAAATATATTAGATCGCCTTCGTTTGGTCTTGGCTGTGTTGTAAATTGACCAATTTCGTTATTGAATACTCTTCTAGCGACAGAGAAAATAACTTGATCGCGAATTTCAATACCAAACTTAGACATGAAATTGCCATCACCAGAGAATCCATTAACCGACTTGATATACATTTCGACTGAGTACGGTGTTTCGTAGCTAGATTGATCATCGGCCACATAAATTTCGTCGAAATTATTAATAACTCTTGGAATATAATACATATCTTGCCCATAGAATCGTATTGACTCTATGATTAAATCTTCCATAAGGTTCTGCTCTTGAGAAGCTTGGAAGTTGTTTATGAAGAAGTTGGTACTCATTTATTGATAATGTACCTTTTGTTTATTGTTATTCCGCCAGCATTATACGGTATATAAACATCATGTTTTTTCGCCATCTGCATATTAACACCGCCATTATACCTTAGCCCATCATATCCCTTTGATATTAGATGACTTCTTGCGGCAGCTGTATTTACCATACCTCTTGATAAACCTTTGAAAATCTGTTCTCCGGATAATGACATTTTTCCAGTTCTAAGATCGTCAAGAACTTTATACTTATCTGCGTTCAGACCCATCAAACCTGCGCCTCTGGCGAAATCTTCATGTTGAGAAGCTGGTGGTAATATATTCTTAAGTTTTTCGCCAGTGAATTGGTGGTCAACATCAAACACATTATTCATCTTTAGGCTTGTTTGATAAAGTAAAGGAGTGCCAGTTCCTTGCTTTTTGGCAGCGCTTTTTGCATAAGTTTTACCAACATCTTTATCGGAAGTAAAATATCCTATACCACCCCCGTAGAAATCGTTAGGAATTCTAGAATGCTCTTGCTTGAACTGTGAGAATCTACGACCAGTGCCATGCCAAACATCGACATTAACTGGGTTGTTAGATTCTGGTGCGAACCCTTCCGAGAGATATTGCTTAAAACTTATCATTAACGCTAACCTATTGTTTTTATTATTAAATCAGCCTATCATATCAGTAACAGGTAATGAATACGTATAAACCATCTCATTTTCTAGTTTAGCGATCTCTTCCATTGCTTCATTAAATATTTGTTGACCGTTAAAGGTCAAACCGCCTGGCATTTGCATACCTTGGAATTTCTTAAGGTTAGCACCCCATTGTCTCTTAATAAGAGCTGTAGTGTATTGTAGAAGCCAACGATCTTTCCATACATCAGCATAAACTGTAGGGTCTACAATTTCATAAGCCTCTGCTATAAGGTAATTGCCAGCACCAATTCTTTCCCAGTCCATATCAAGATGTAATATGTTTTTGTGACGGTTATATCTTAAAGGTTGTTTACCAACCAATAGATATTCAAGGAATTGAATATGCTGAAGCGCCATGTAATATGGCGTCATTGACACAGATGTCAATGTGTAGAGGTCATTCAACGCAATTTGATAACGAATGTTAAAGAGGTTGTTTGTACCAAGAGCGGAGCCAAGATCAAATATATTAATTACACCAATGATGTTTTCTGGTATAGTGATGTATTTGTTTTCAATGTCTTGCGCTGTGACTTGGTGTTTATAATAAAGTTTACTGGATCCATCAAAGTGATAATCCCAGTAATACGCTAAAGCTTCGTCAATACGATCATCAACCTGATCGTCGTCAACGTTAATTTCAATAACTGGTTTACCTAGACGTCTTAGGCAATTCTCTTTAAATTCTGCTCTAGTTGTAGGGTTAGCCATGAATACGCTCCATTTTTATTATTATTTATAAAAAACGAGATTCGTATTTATCGAAGTTTTTTACTTTCCATTTTCTCTAGGAAACGCGAACCAAACCAGAAAGCCATGATTGTTGAGAATAGAGCCATAGTTTCTTGGTCCCAAACAGCCTTTAACATTTCAGGGACTGATTGACCATTCGATAACATCACATAGGCAGCAGAGACCTTAACTGCGACAAATAAGAAGAAAAATAAGTAGGTAACGACAGGTCGAATAGAAGCTCTGAGTGCGTTAATAAACTTTCCACCATCAAGAGACTTATCATGATCACGAATAGATTGTCCCTCTGCAACATCAGCCTTAATCTCTTCCAATTTAAGATTGGATTCAGCTGCTCTAATTGCTGCGTCGAATTTAATTTTCGAGAGTTCGATTTCATGCTTTAATTCCTGTTTACGTTCGAAGATTCTAACAACAGAAGGTATCACACTTCCAAATATACCAATTAAAGGTGATAATAGTGCTAACATTTAAATAATCCTTATTTTGGTGTTTGAGACGATGAGGTTTTTTCTGAAACTTTACCAGTGTTTAAATTACTAATCTTTTCCTGACCTCTTGTCCAAGCAGCAACACCAATGATGGCGCCCATTGACAAGTGATAGAAACCAGATTCTTTTAACGTGATTGGATCCCATTGAATATATGTGGTCCCCGTCCAATACGAAAACAACATTGTTAGTAATGGAAAAACAATAAAATCAGCAAGGCAAACTGCCAGATACTGAAAGGCCATAAATGGGCGCCAATAGTGTTTAATCCAACTATTTTCTCTGCTCATAATGCTCTCCTACCGTTTATTAAGTATTTATATTATAGAACACGTCTCTACTTTGAAATATTAAAAGGTTGCTCTGGCCAAACAATATTATTTGGAAAACCTGATTGTTCGGGCAAATCTCTTAGTTGCTGTCTGTAACTAACTATGGCTGCTTTTAAATCATCTGACAACGGAAAATCTGGCAAAACATATTTGTCGGTAAGTTGCAAATATTTGTTTCGTCTTTTAATTGCTTCAGAAGCAACATCTGGTCCTTGACGTTTTTCGTAAACCCATTCACCATCAGTAAGAACCCAACCAATCTCGCCATCATGTCTTGAAGCTAAGATATGATTGTTACCAGAATTAAATGGTATACCATCTTCTAACACAATAATATTTACACACAGATTTGTTTCTTGATCTATGATACATTTACGCATTAAATAAACTCCAAAATAAATATTACACCAGCGCCGCCAGCGCCGCCAGCCGCCCCTGTTGTAGTATCGACAGTGGCTGCGCCGCCTCCTCCTGCGCCAGTATTTGTGCCTCCAGCCTGACCAGCAGCTGATCCTGAAGTATCAGTTGCACCTCTGCCACCACCACCCCAAAAACTATTTCCTCCTCCGCCACCGACAGCAAGACCAGCAACGTCTCGTCCGACACCTCCGTTACCATCGCCGCCTGTAATGTTAAAATCACCACCTGTTGGAGTCCCTCCTAAACCACCTGCCGCAGATGAACCTGTAGTTGGCACTCCTCCACCATTACCAAATGTTCCTGCAGACGCAGATAGTGCCACCCCTCCACCAGAAGGTGTAAATGTTGTAGTACCACCAGTGCCACCATCTGTGCCGTCAGTGGCAGAACCAGCTGTTCCGCCGCCTCCAACAGCAAATGTGGCACCACTTACCCCAATTTGTGCTGCTGTATAGTATTTGATTGCTGTTCCTCCAGCGCCGCCACCAGCACCAGCAGAAGCAGCCGCAGTATCGGCAGCGTCTGAGCCGCCACCGCCACCGCCTCCACCAGTAGCAATTACTAAACAGTGTTTCATTCCAGTAGTTGGAATATATGGTGATTGTCCAGTTGTTGTAAAAACCCGAACGTTCGTACCTACAAACGCATTCAACGCTAATGCCTGTTCAACTCGCAACGGGGTCATCAGTTTAGTGTTATCAGTCCCAGCCTCTGCTTCAGCCTGTGTTGCAATAATTGTACCGCCAATTGTGCCGTCAACTGTTAATGTCTGCGCAGGAGCAGTGTTTGCAATACCTACGTTGCCATTTGCACCGACCCACATTTTTGCAGTTGCATTGGTTTGAATATAAAAATCGTGGTTAGATTGTGTGCCTACCACGGCTCTTGATGTGAGCGGACCAAAGATTGTTTCGACTGTTGATCTAAATTGAGAGATATAAACCGTTTCATCTATACCTGCAGTACCCAGTGTCATACCGTCTGAACTTGTAAGCCCGTTTGGAAATTCTGGCGCACCAGTTCCAAGTTCGTCTGTAATATTATCTACTCGAAGATTACTCATATTATTCCTTTTTTAAACTTATAACAAATATAATTATTGTGATTCCAATGTAGTAATGCGGGCTTCAAGTATTTTGTTAGCCGCAGTAAAGTACACAAGTTACCAAAAATGAACCATCGTCATAAGTCACTTGCTTGATTGTGCTTGTGATCTTAGCAACTGTTTTTGTGCGTATAATGTCATCATCTTGGACTATCGCACACCCGTTGCCATCGGCCTCTACTAAGTCACCAATTTGAGGCTCTTGACCAGCCGCTATACGGATAACATAGTTACCGACCGCACCCACAAGCATATCGTTGTAAACCCCACCGTCATTATCTTCAGAGGTTTCCCAGCTTATAAACACACCAAAGACTGCTTTAGAGCCAGCAGTATCATTAACCTTTACTTTGAGGTGCTTGTTAAACGGGTGTGGCTCTTCACGTTCATTCTGAATAATACCTGTGTATTCTTGCCCTTTGTATTCAACCGTTGCGTTAGAACCTACTGCACCGTTGCCATTATAACAAATACGCCTTTGAATTGCTTGCGTGGTGGCTTCTTCTTGGACATCAATCACGACCACCTTGTAATCAAGCAGATCATCAATCGTATCCATCACCGTACCGATCTTAATGTCTGGCCTAGACCAGTCTGCAAGCGCACCAGAGTGAGAACCTAAGAAGGGGTTATACGTTATAGTCGTCGTGCCGAC